AATGGTTGGTGCGAACTTTCAACGACCGGGAGCAGGTGCAAAATTCTTTGAAGCGGCATTGAAACGGAATCAAGGAAAGATACTTGAAATTATACGACAGGAGGCCCGTATTAAATAATGCAAGTCCCATCGGTTGATATAAAAGATTTGCTCGAAGCGGAGTCCAGCCTTGGATTGACCTTTGCAACTGATTTGTTCATCGGTCGGGAGCCATCGACTCCGGGTAACTGTGTCACTATTTTTGATACTCCGGGCGGTCCTCCAATACAAACATTTATCCAAGGAGAGGATTACTATTATCCGACCATACAGATCCGAGTACGAAATACCAGTTATCTTACTGGTTGGAATTTGATAAATGACATCAAGGTGCTGCTTCATAACCGGGCACAAGAGGCGTTGAACGGCACTTTGTATAGCGCGATTATCTGTACCCAAGAGCCCGCCCTGCTCGATTGGGATGAGAATGATCGCGCGAGGTTCGTAACTACGTTTGACTTACAAAGACGCGAACAATAACAGAAAGAGAATAAAAGGAGGTGAACGATATGGCACTTAGTGGAGTAGGAACAAAATTCCGGCGGTGGAATTCTGATACCGGAGCGTGGGAGGATATTGCGGAGATCACCAATATCTCCGGCCCCACTCCGAGTAGAGGAACCCATCAAACGACCGCACTGGATACTGAAGGTGGATATCATACCTATGTCGGTGGCTTCCGTGAACCAGGGACGGTCACACTGAGTATGAACTTCAACCGTGATGGCTATGAGTTGATGAAGAGTGATTTCGAGGATCCGGATAGCAAGAATTACGAGATTCTTTTGCCTGATGAAGACAATACATCTCTTGAATTCGAGGGTCTGGTTTCTGAATGTCCGCTGGAAATACCGACGGACGGTATCATCACTGCGGATGTCACTATCCAGCTTAGTGGTAAGACGAACTTGGAGTCTGGCTCTGGCCCGAGTCCTAATGCGTAAAATGAGCGGTTAAACAATGTGTCCTAATCATGGACACAAATTAAAAAGGAGATTCTAATCATGAGTACAGTAGGCAATGAAAATAAGGTGTTTGGACGTGATGATTTTTTGAACTTACCGAAGGCAGAAATTCATGAGTACTTTTGTGATGCGCTGCAAGCCACAGTATACCTGAAGGAACTGTCAGCATTGGAGCAGGATCAGTATGCAAAGAGTCTGATGAATTTCAAGACAGATAAAAACGGAAGAACCCGGTTTGAGCACGACCCTGAAGGATTGCGATTGAAGTACCTGGTTCGGAGCTTGTGCGACGTCAATGGGAAAAGATTATTTAAGAATGATGAATATGAGTTGTTGGGAGAAACTTTGAACGGAAGAAACAACCGGGCCGTTGGTGAGCTATACGAAAAGGCTGTTGAGATCAATGGCGGTACAGAAGAGGAAATGGAAAAAAACTCGAATGGGACTCCGGAAGGAGGTTCCAATTCAGATTAGCTTTGGAGTTGGGTTATCCCCATCCAGACTTTTTGATGCTGTTACTGACTTCAAAGCAATTACGGGAATGGCAGATTTATTACGGTCTGGAACCTTGGGGAACTCCAGAACAGGATCTTCAACAAGCATATACCAGACGGACTATTTCGACTGCTTTTGGTGGTAAACGGGGATCTAAAGGTCCGAGTATTGTGGATCTTACTTTGGATCATATAAGGACACAAGATCGGAAGAAGAGAAGACCGGAAGGACCGGGGGGATCGGGAGAATCGACAGCACCACGTCAATCCGTGGAGGAGCAGAAGTCAATTTTATTCGGAATTAATAGGGTAGCTAAGGCAAACAAAGGAGCTACTAAAACAATTCCGCCGAAAAGGAAGAAATAAATGCCAGGACAAGGCGACCTTGGACAACTAACCGCATCACTCGGTGCTGATATTCGTCAGATGCGTTCCGCCATGGATCGGGCTGAAAAGATGGTTCGTGACTATGAGCGGACCACTGACAGACGCTTGGATCGAAGTGAGGCGCGATGGAAACAGTATGGGAGGGCTGTTTCCAGACATGCAAAGGGAATGAAGAATTCTATCCTGTCCCTGCAGGGGGCGATGACGGGCATGGCTGGTGCCTTTGTAATTGGTGATACTATCCGTAAGGGTGCCAAGTTCGAACAGACCATGACCCGGGTAGGGGCTGTAGCAAACGCAACAAAAGAGGAGTTTGCGGATCTATCCCAAATGGCGAAAGAGATGGGGGAAACCACTGAATTCTCCGCTTCTCAGGCGGCAGGAGGTCTTCAGTTCCTTTCCATGGCTGGGTTTGAAGCAAAGCAAAGTATAGGTGCCTTGCCTGGTGTTCTTGATTTGGCAACTGCTGGAAGTTTAGATTTAAGTCGTGCGGCTGATATTGCATCGAATGTTCTAACGGCGATGCAAATGGAAGTGAAAGATTTAACAAAGGTAAACGATACTTTCGTTAAAGCGACCACTTCTGCGAATCTGAACATGGAAATGTTGGCGGAATCCTTCAAATATGCTGGTAGTATTGGTTCCGCTTTTGGGTATGATGTCCAGAAAATAACAGGATATATTGGGCAACTTGGTAATGCCGGCATTCAGGGAAGCATGGCCGGCACTCAGCTTGCTATGGCTTTTCAGAAGGCCGGAGAGGTCTTTGAAGAGTACGGAGTTAACGCGAAGGAGAGTGAAAAATACACGAATGATTTGATGGGGGCAATTGAACTTCTGGAAGATCGTGGGACCAGTGCTGAAGAAGTGATGGACATTTTTGGCCAACGAGCTGGTCGTGGAGTCGCGGCCCTTCTTGGCATCGGAAGTGAGGCTATTCGTGAATATATTGAGGATTTGAAAGAGGCGGAAGGTGCAACAAAGGATATTGCCGATGAATTCCGGAGTACGACCATAGGTAGATTTAAAGAGCTGAAATCTGCTGTTGAATCCGTACAGATTGATATGTTTGAACGACAAACAGGATCCTTGAACAATACAATCCAGGATATGACTGCGTATGTGCGGGATAATAAACAGCAAATCATTGACTTTGGTGATTCCTTGGTAGAAGCCGCCAAGCAATTTCGGCCCGTCATTACTATGTTGGGGAGCTTTACGAAGGATGTATTAGAGGGATGGGCAAAAACTCCTGATATAATTAAAGAAATGGGTTTTATCGGAGCCTTATTATTCGGGAAAAAAGGTCTCATGGCTGCCGCCGCCGCAGGGTACATCGGAAAGAACCTGGGGGAAAAGATTGCGGAGGATATATATGGGCCCCTTGATGTAAAGAATCGCTTACTTGAGCAGTTGCAAGGATTGGAGGATGAGGCATCAAGAATAACGGATAGAATTATCGAAGCCCAGGAAGCTGCTGGGGATTCTCCGCAGGCCCGCAGGCAGATAAAGGCAATGCGGGAACGTCTTAAGGAGGTCCGGAAGGAAGCTGCGCGGGTATCCGAGACTCTTGATTTCATGTTCCAGGAGGAATCTGCAAATGAAGCCGCAAGAGCACAAGAGAAAGCCACAGAATCGGTGAAAGATTACGCAGATACTTGGAAAGAAACAATTGATACTGTTCCAGAAGGAATAGGAAGGGTATCAGAAGCTCTTGAGGTCTTGAAGGCCAAAACCGATAAGCCAGACGATATTCCTTCTGTTATTGATCCCGACCAATTAAGAGAAGCCAAACGAATTTGGGAAGAAACACGATATCCAATTGAGGAAGCTCTTGCGGAAATTGATAAGCTGAATGATTTCTATAGAAAAGGGGCAATAAGTCTTAATACATATCTCAGAGGAGGTGAGCAAGCCTGGAGGGAATATCTGCGTACTATTGAGGAAGGAAATAAAGAGACCACATCTGAGATCGATAAGCTCTACGAAAACATGCTTGAAAATATTCAAAGCAATTTTGCGGATAGTATCCACGACATGCTTGATGGGCAGGTTCATTCGTGGGAGGATTTCTTTGGTAACATCCTGGATATGTTCAAACGCATGATTGCTGAAATGGCGGCAGTTGATATTACACGAGCCATTTTTAGCGGTGAAAATATCAAAGGTGCTGGGCTGTTTACTGGGGAATCCGGTGGGGGCGGATTTGTTCAGCAGCTACTAAGCAGGGATTCTGAAGGCGGTGGAGGCGATCTCGGCATTCCTGGGTTGAGTCGTTTAGGATCTATGACAATTCCGGGGACTGCCGGAAGCATGACTGTGCCTACTGCCGTGGGTGGAGAAGGCGCAACTATGGCCACTCCCGGCACAACCTTTGGATCTGCGATAGGACCAGCAGGACCAGCAGCAGGAGCAATCGGTTTATCAGAGACTGCCGACTATGCTTATAGTCAAACCGGGATGCCAAAAAATTGGTATTCTGATCCTTGGCAAGCCACTAAAGGCGTTGGGGATATAGTAACAGGAGATCCGAGCCAAGGAAGTATGGCAGCTGCAAGCCATTTTGTGTTACCTTATGTTGGACCAGCAATTTTCTCTTCGATTTTTGGTGAAGACCGTTACCACGAACCTTGGACGAGCTTCGGGGCAGGTAAAGAACAAAAAGAATACGAAGAGCTTGTCGATAAACGAGGAACTGCACAAACTGGTAAGTTTGACTTTTTCGCTGCAGTAAACGAACGGAGTGCGGACCTCCCGACTGAAAAAATTGAAGACTCCATTGTTGATTATTTTGATAATGTTTTGGGAACTTTAAATGAAGCAATTGGTGGAGGATTGCAAAAAATCATTTCTGAAGATCCTGCGTGGTTTCCGTCTCATTACATAGGAAAATATTTCGAGGAAGATGGCGAAGGTATGAAGGCGCTATTGTCTGATATGACGGAGAAAATGATCAGGCAATATGCGGATGCTTTATTTGACGCTGTAGTTGATACAGACCAATCTGTATTCGACAAATCCTTCCTGGAGGATATGCAGAAAGAAGGCGAAAATCTTGGCAATACCTTCTTACGGGTTGCCAATGTACTATCGATTGTACCGGATTCCATGTCACGCATCCGGGATTATATGGAAGAAGGTGCATCCAAGGCTCAGGCATTCGAACAGTTGAAACAGAAGTACCAGCAGGTAAGTAAAATGTTAACACCTGCTATAGAAGCCGGCCTGAATGCCTCTATTGAATCTCTGTCCTTTGATGACTTCCGCCAGGGGCTAACACAAAACATTGAGAAGCAGATGAAACAAGCCGTGCTTACAGCGGCTAAGCAGGAGTTCGTAACATCTATTATTCAAGGCGCATTTGATGAGGTTGGCTCCTTGCAGGACCTGGCAGCGGACTATTTTGCTGGTGATATTTCTCTGAAGGAATTTACATCTACGTGGGATACTGCGATGGACAAGCTCGAAGCCTCCATGGATGAAGAGGCGTTCCAGCAGTTTACTGATGTAATGGAGGCGCTTGGTTATCAAGTAGAAGAAACTACACAGCAAATATCTGCTTCTAGTAA